AAAGGTCCAGCGCCGTAGGGTCCGCACGGAATTTTTTAATTTTTTGAATCCTAGAACCCAGTGGGTTCATTGCATCCCAAAAAGAACCGTGTTAGCATCAACAGCACTATGGAACAAGGCAACCCTAATCCCGTAGGCACGGCTGTCGCCAGTGAACAATCCATCGAATTGCCCAACTGGCTGTCCGTGCCCGACCCCAAACCACCACGGCTCCCACAGGAGTCGCGGGAACTGCTGCACACCCAGTATCAGCAGATGTTTGAGCGCGTCATCGAACAGGTCTATCGGGGCCGAAGTTTGCAGTCACTTCTCGAAGATGACTATCGGGTGATCAGCTACGAGGATTTCCTGCGCTGGATCAAGCGTGACCCGATGCGCCATGAGCGATTCAAGGAAGCGCAAGAGAGCAGGACCGAGTTCATCGCCGGTGAGATTCTTGAGATTGCCGATGCGGAAGACAGCATCGAGGATGTGCAACGGTCCAAGTTAAAGATCGACACTCGCAAGTGGCTCATGGGCGCTTGGAACAAGAAGCGCTATGGTGAGGTCAAGCAGGTCGAGGTGGCTGGCTCGATCTCGATCACTGAGGCGTTACAGCAAGCGCAGATGCGAGTGATCGAGGCTGAAGTGATTGACGTTGAACCCAAACAACTGGAGCAGTGATGCAGCGACTCAGATACTCACCCGAGGAGGAGCAACTGCTGATGACGCAGTTGTGGAGTCCGCAGATTGCAGACAACCCAGAGACTTTCGTGTTGTTTGCGTTTCCGTGGGGTCAGCCGAACACACCGCTTGAGAGATTCAAGGGGCCGAGGAAATGGCAGCGCGAGGTGCTTCGTGAGATTGCCGAGTTCATCAAAGACAACCGGGGCAGGATCAGCGCGGATGAGATGATCGATGCGCTGCGTGAAGCGGTCAGTTCGGGTCGCGGGGTGGGGAAATCTGCACTTGTGTCGTGGCTGATCCTGTGGATGCTGACAACTCGCATTGGCTCGAGTGTGGTGGTTTCAGCCAACAGCGAGACACAGTTGCGAACGGTCACCTGGGGTGAGTTGACCAAGTGGGCCACGATGAGCATCAACGCGCATTGGTGGGAACCAAGTGCTACGAAACTGGCACCTGCTGCATGGTTGACCGACCTTGTTGAGCGTGACTTGAAGAAGGGCACACGCTACTGGGGCGCTGAGGGCAAACTGTGGAGCGAGGAGAACCCAGACGCATACGCCGGTGTTCACAACATGGACGGCATGATGGTGATCTTCGACGAGGCCAGCGGTATCCCCGACTCGATCTGGTCCGTGGCTGCGGGCTTTTTCACCGAGAACATTTTGGATCGCTACTGGCTGGCGTTCTCCAACGGTCGCCGCAACACCGGGTACTTCTACGAGGCGGTGGATGGCAACAAGCGGGACTTTTGGAGGAGCCGAAAGATCGACGCACGGACCGTTGAGGGCACCGACAAGTCGATCTACGAGCAGATCATCGCCGAGTACGGTGAAGACTCCGACGAAGCCCGCGTCGAGGTGTATGGGGATTTCCCTAAGTCTGGGGACGACCAGTTCATCATGCCAAGCGTGGTCGAGGATGCCATGAAGCGGCCCAGGTACAAGGACATGAGCGCACCCGTGGTGCTCGGTGTCGATCCGGCCCGTGGCGGCATGGACTCCACAGTCATGGTGGTGCGCCAGGGGCGTGACATCGTGGCGATACGGCGGTTCAAGGGCGACGACACCATGACGACAGTTGGCAACGTCATCGACATGATCGAGGAGTTCAAGCCCACGCTCACCGTCATCGACGAGGGTGGTCTGGGGTACGGGATACTTGACAGATTGAACGAGCAGAGGTACAAAGTCCGTGGGGTAAACTTTGGCTGGAAAGCGAAGAACCCTGTCATGTGGGGTAACAAACGGGCTGAAATGTGGGGCGCGATGCGGGAATGGCTGAAAACAGCGGCACTTCCCCAGGACAGACAGTTAAAAACTGACCTGACCGGCCCCATGAAGAAGCCCAACTCCGCTGGCACCATATTCTTGGAGGGCAAGAAGGAAATGAAAGCACGAGGTTTGGCTTCACCAGATGCAGCAGATGCGCTGGCAGTTACCTTCGCGTTTCCTGTCGCTCACCGGGAGTACAATCCGCGCACAGATATTCGCAGACCCACGGGAATGCAGGGTATCACAACCTCTTGGATGGGAGCGTAAATGGCAAAGAAAAGCGTGTCTCTCAGCGTTGGACGGGGCGAGAAGCTGCCCGTGTCCAAGGGAGCAGGCTTGACTGCCAAAGGGCGCGAGAAGTACAACGCTGCGACTGGTAGCAAACTCAAGGCTCCTGCCCCAAACCCCAAAACCAAAGCCGATGCGGGTCGTAAAGCCTCGTTTTGCGCCCGAATGGAAGGTGTTGTCAAACACGCCAAGGGCGACGCGGAACGCGCCAAAGCATCGCTTAAACGCTGGAAGTGCTGATCATGGCGACAAAACCCGGACTCTACGCTAACATTCACGCTAAACAGGCAAGAATTGCCGCTGGCAGCAAAGAGAAAATGCGTAAGCCGGGGACCAAGGGCGCACCTACCGACAAAGCGTTCCGCGAGTCTGCGAAAACAGCAAAGAAAGGTAAGTGATATGCCACTCGTCAAAAGCACAGGCAAAGAAGCGTTCCGCAAGAACGTGAAAGCCGAGGTCAAGGCTGGTAAACCGGTCAAACAGGCCGTCGCCATCGCATACAGTGTCAAACGCGCCGCTGCAAAATCATCCCCGAAAGGCAAAAAATGAGCAACAAACTCGAACCCATCGCCAAACTCAACGCCCGTGAACCCAAAATGTCCGGCGCTGGTATGCCCGACCGCAACAAAGAAACCTACTCCAAGATGCCCGGTATGGGCTGTCACGGTAGCATCCCCAGCGGCACCAACGTCAAGGCGACGGTTGCCAAAGTTTTGAACAAAATCAAGTAAACCATGCCGCAAGACTACACAGGAGTCGTTGCTGCCGGTGCGGTCAGTGAAGGCGGCTCGGCCAAGGACAAAAGCGACGCGCAAGTCCTCTCGACCGCCCGCAGCCGCCTCGACATGGCGATTTCTGCGTTGTCAGAGTCGCGTGAAGACGAACTCGATGACCTGCGTTTCTATGCAGGCTCACCCGACAACCACTGGCAGTGGCCCGCCGATGTGCTGGCGACCCGTGGTGCAGTGCAAGGGCAGACCATCAACGCCCGCCCCTGCCTGACCATCAACAAACTGCCCCAGCACGTTCACCAAGTCACCAACGAGCAGCGACAAAATCGCCCGCAGCCCAAAGTCATCCCCGTCGATGACAAGGCCGACGTTGAAGTGGCCGAGATTTTCAACGGTGTCATCCGTCACATCGAGTACATCTCCGATGCTGACGTAGCCTACGACACCGCATGCGAAAACCAAGTGGCCTACGGTGAAGGCTACGTGCGTATTCTGACCGAATATTGCGACGCTGCTACGTTCAACCAGGACATCAAGATCGGTCGCATCCGAAACAGCTTCTCGGTCTACATGGACCCGCTGATTCAAGACCCTTGCGGTGCTGATGCCCGCTGGTGTTTTATCACCGAAGACCTGCCGCGTGATGAGTACGAGCGCCAGTTCCCCAACGCATCACCTTTGACCACTTTGCAGACCCTGGGTGTGGGCGACCAGTCCATCAGCCAGTGGCTCAACGAAAACACGGTCCGTATCGCCGAGTATTTCTACATCGAAAACACCCGCGAAACGCTGAATTTGTACCCTGGCAACGTGACTGCGTTTGAGAACACCCCTGAAGATAGGATGCTCAAAAAGCAGTTCATCAGACCTCTGAAACAGCGTCAATCTGACCGCAAGCGCATCAAATGGCTCAAAATCAACGGCTACGAGGTGCTTGAGCGGGCCGACTGGGCCGGTTCCCACATCCCCGTGATCCGTTGCGTGGGCAACGAGTTCGAGGTTGAGGGTCGTTTGTACGTAAGCGGTCTTGTGCGTAACGCCAAAGACGCGCAGCGCATGTACAACTACTGGACTTCGCAAGAAGCCGAGATGCTGGCGCTGGCCCCCAAAGCACCATTCATCGGCTACGGTGGTCAGTTTGAGGGCTACGAGAATCAGTGGAAAACGGCCAACACACAAAACTGGCCCTACCTCGAGGTCAACCCCGATGTCACAGACGGCCAAGGAGCCGTTTTGCCGCTTCCGCAACGTGCGGCCCCACCTTTGCCCCAAACCGGTCTTATTCAGGCCAAAATGGGCGCTTCTGACGATATCAAGAGCACGACAGGCCAGTACAACGCATCGCTGGGTCAAACGTCCAACGAGCGCTCTGGCAAGGCCATCCTGGCGCGTCAGCGTGAGTCCGACACCGGCACCTACCACTACGTTGACAATTACGCCCGCATGATCCGCTACGTGGGTCGTCAACTCGTGGACCTAATCCCCAAGATTTACGACACCGAGCGCATCGCCCGCATCATCCAAGAAGATGGCGAGTCGGGCATGGTCAAGATCAACCCGATGCAGCAAGAGCCGGTCAAAAAGATCGTCAACGAGCAAGGCATCGTGATCGAGAAAATCTACAACCCTGGTGTTGGCAAGTACGATGTCCGCGTGATCACCGGTCCTGGCTTCCAGACCAAGCGTCAAGAGTCGCTCGAGGCAATGGCTCAGTTGCTGCAAGGCAACCCCGACCTGTGGAAAGTGGCTGGCGACTTGTTCATCAAGAACATGGACTGGCCGGGTGCCCAGGAGATGTCCAAGCGCTTTGCCAAGGTCATCGATCCGGCCATCATTGGCGACGACGAAGACAATCCGGCACTGGCTGCTGCAAAACAGCAGATCGAGGCCATGAACCAAGAGATGCAACAGATGGCTGGCATGCTGCAAAACGTGCAGCAGTCCATCGAGGCCCGCGACATTGCAATCAAAGAGTTCAAAGCCGACATCGAAGCCTACAATGCCGAAACCAAGCGTATTGCTGCGGTCCAGGCTGGCATGTCTGAGCAACAGATTCAAGACATTGCGATGGGCGTTGTGGCCGCAGCCATGCACAGCAACGATCTGGTCATGGGACACGAAGAACAGGAGATGCCCAGAATGCCCGTGGGTGCTGAAATGCCGCCCGAACAGCCGCCCAAACAGCCGCCCATGATGCAACCTGAAGGGATGCCACAATGAGCACCGCAGCCAACTTTTTAGGCACTTTGTTTTTGGCCCGTGATGTGGCCCATTCGGTGCATCTAAATACGCGCAGCTATTCCAAGCATGTTGCGCTCAACATTTTTTACGAACGCATCATTGGTGCGGCTGATGATTTTGCTGAAGCCTACCAAGGCCGTCATGGCCTCATTGGGCCAATCAGTTTGATGTCTGCGAAAAAAACCACCAACATTGTTGATTTCCTTCAGTCGTCTTTGGCCGACATTGAGGAAATGCGCTACAAGGTGGTGAAAAAAGAAGATACGTCACTGCAACAGTTGATTGACAACATCGTTGAGGTGTATCTCCGAACTCTTTACAAGTTGAAATTTTTGGCATAAGGTGGATCGTCATGGCCGTCTACAACAAATTCCAACCCGCAATTGAGAACCTGTTTGAGAACATCAACGCAGGCTCTGATTCGTGGGTCATCAAGTTGGCAACGGCTGTCAGCCAGGCCGCCGGCACGATTACCGAAGTGGCCAACGGCAACGGTTACACGACTGGCGGTAACGCTGCATCTACGGTGAGCGCCACGCAGACTGGCGGCACGTTCAAGCTGGTCTTGAGCAGCCCGACGGCCTGGACGGCCAGCGGCGCAGGGTTTTCGTTCCAATACGCCGTGTTGACCGACTCGACGACGGGCACCAACGTGGCTTATTGGGACTATGGCAGCTCGCAGACTGTGGCTGCGGGTGAAACTGTAACTGTGACGCTGGATGGCACCAATGGGGTCTTCCAAGCGACTTAACTATGGGATTAGTGGCCTATCTTCTGTGCGAGGATGGCTCCTATCTTGTTCAGGAAGATGGAGGGAAGCTAGACCTTGAACCGTTACAGTACATTGTTGACGCAGCGTATGGTTCGTATACCGTTACGGGTCAAGCTGCGGCTATCGCCAAAAACCGGGCTCTTAGCGCCGGATATGGTTCGTACGCGGTTACAGGTCAAAGCGCCAGCATCTACCGAAGCAAACTTGTTTCTGCTGACGCAGGCAGTTATGCCGTCACCGGCCAAGACGCAAGCATTTACCGAAACAAAGCGGTATCAGCAGCGGCTGGCAGTTATTCGGTCACGGGCCAAGATGCCACAATTCTACGGTCCAAGGCTGTCAGCGCTAGTGCAGGCAGCTACACAGTTACGGGCCAGTCTGCAAGCATCTACCGATCCAAGGCTGTCAGCGCCGATACAGGCAGCTACACAATCACTGGCCAAGACGCTGCGATCCGGCGAGGGCATTCCATTACCGCCTCAGCCGGCACCTACACCGTTACAGGGCAGTCTGCCGATCTGCTGCGATCCAAGCTCGTCACCGCATCAGCTGGAAGCTATGCGGTTACTGGACAAGCAGCCAGCATCAAAAGAACGCGGATCGTCACGGCTGATGCTGGATCGTATGCAGTCAGCGGCCAAAGTGCGACAATCTCATACGTTCGCAACATTACGTGTGAATTTGGGGTGTATGGCCTCACAGGCGAGCCTGCAACCATCGCTCTTGATCGAGTCGTCTCAGCGGCATACGGCGTCTACTCAGTCGCTGGCCAAGAGGCGGCAATCGTTATTGGCGGGCAGCCCATACCTATTGTGGACAACCCCTTTCTTAAGTTAAGATCGTTCACTGAACGAAGGAGATTCTGATGGCAATCAACCTCAAAGCAATTACCTCGGTGCTGGGTTACCAGCAGATCACCAGTCTGAGTTCGGCCACCAAGCTGACCGTGCCTCAGAAAGACTTGTCTGGTCTGGCCGGCTCACCCCGTATTGCGATCATCACGCCCGAGGCCCAGGCCGTGCGCTGGCGCGATGATGGCGTGGCCCCCACTGCCAGCGTTGGTATGCCCTTGGCTGCTGGCGTGACGCTGCAATACGACGGCGACATCAACCAGATTCAGTTCATCGAACAAGCTGGCGGCGCTAAACTGAACATCACCTACTACTCTTGAGGTTGACATGGACATCTCTAACGAAAACCCCTCTGTCGATCCGATCCAGTACATCACCAAGCAGCTGCCCAAAGACTTGGTGCAGATGCTTCAGTTGCGTGACGAGCTGGCCAAGCGCCAAGGTGCTCTGACGGCGGTTGAAGACGCTGTGGCAGACCGCGTCAAGGCTAAAGCTGCACTTGAGGCTGCCCAAGCTGAAGCACTGGCTGTGCGGGCGGATGCCAAACGCACGGCTGATGAGATCAAGGCCGCTGCACAAGCCGATGCTGATGATGCCAAGCGCATGGTGGCCGACGCCACGGCAGCCGGCAAGCAATTGGCCGCACGCGAGAAGGCTGTCAGCGACCGCGAGTCAACAGTGGCTACCCGCGAAGCCGCACAAGCCAAGGCGCAAGCCGACATTGAACAAAAACGCGCTGAGTTGGCCGCACAAGTTGCAGCTCACGAAGCCCGAGTCAAAGCATTCCAAGACAAAGTTGCCGCTCTGAGCGCTTGATCTTGATGGAGTAACACATGGCCGTCAATCTCTCTCCCGTGGGCGGCGTTGCGGCCCAGTTCTTCACCAGCACGGGTGCCGTGCTGACTGGCGGCAAGTTGTACACCTATGCTGCTGGCACCACAACGCCTGCTGTCACGTATACCAGCTCTAATGGTGCAACTGCGTGGACGAACCCTGTGGTGTTGGATGCTGCTGGCCGAGTGCCTGGCAGCGGTGAAATTTGGTTGACGGATGGTGCAATTTACAAGTTTGTGCTTAAAGATAGCAACGATGTTTTGATTGCTACCTACGACAATATCACGGGTATCAACTCTAACTCGGTGTCGTACACCAACAGCCAAGAAATTATTACGGCCACCGCAGGCCAAACGGTATTTCCGTTGACAATTTCTTACTCTCCGGGGACTAACAGTCTGTCGGTATTTGTTGACGGCGTAAACCAATATGGCCCTGGCGCGTCGTATTCTTACGTTGAAACTGACAGCAACACTGTGACGTTCAACAGCGGTTTGCATGTCGGCGCTGAAGTCAAGTTCACCACCACGCAACAGCAAGGCGCTGGTGCTGTGGACGCATCACAAGTGTCGTATGACCCACCGTTTGCTAACGGTGTCGCAACCAATGTTGAAGCAAAGTTGGCTGAGTATGTAAGCGTGATTGATTTTGGTGCTGATCCAACTGGCGCCGCGCCATCAACAGACGCATTTAATAACGCGTTAGCTGTTGCCAGTTGGGTGTACATACCCCCCGGCACTTATCTGATCGACGCAACTATCTCTTTAACTGGCGATAAAATTTTATCTGGTCCAGAGTCGTCATCTAATGTTGTGCAGCCAGCGAAAATTAACTTTACCGGGACGGGTAATTGTTTTGAGGCTGTTTCGGCAGAGTATGGCGGCGTAAGTATTCGCAACTTGGATATTAGTGGCGGTGACGGTAGCGGGGCATACGCAATCTATAACACCCGCCCACAGTCAATTTTTGAAAACATCCATATTGAAAATTGGGATAACAGTGGTGTTGCGCTAGAAGAAGCAGGAACCGGAAACCAAGCATCGTGGTCAACAATGGTGCGGCAAGTCAAATACATTGCGCCAGCTACTGCTACGCCTTATCGCGGGTTTCAAGTTTCCATCAATGGTGGTCATGTAACTTTGGATGGTTGTGAAGCGTTGCGCGGCTCGATTGGTATTAACATCGATCAAGGCGAAGCGATTAACGTGTGGCGTTGCTCAACAAATTTGCAGTGCAACACTACAACTTATCCGTTCTCCTCTTTGGGTCGAGATGACCAGTGCGGAATTCGGCTTTCAGGTAACACATATAAATCCGCAGTAAGTATCCGTGAATGTTACATAGAGGCATTCACAAATGGTATCTATGTTGAAGCGTGTGAAAGTCTTTCGATTGAAGACAATTACATCGCGGACTCTGGCGTTGCTGGCGACTATGTTGGAGTACCTGGGTCATTGATTTATTTAGAGCCTGACCCAACAAACGCTGGAAACGTTCAAAACGTCACAATTCGCAACAATAAAATTGCTGGTAGTGGCAATGGTGTTTATACAGTTTTTGTTGGCGAAAATGCACAGCATGTTGAAATCTATAACAACGACATTGGCGCAAGTGGCACAACAGGAAATGGGCAATCCCCCACCGCAATCTATAAAGAAGATGGCTATTTAACTTACTACGGAGATAATCGTTTTAGGTTAAACCCTTATGTTGGCGTTCGCATCAACGATGCTTACGGATTGTTGGCAAATATGTTCTGGACTTCAGGAACATGGACTGCGGCAATCAAGGGGTCGACAAGCGCCGGAACATACGAAATTGCGTCGCAAAACTGTACGTATATGCAGATAGGCCGTCAGGTGACTATCAATGCGTATATTACTTTAGCAGGCGCAGTTACTGGCGGCGGCACAGGAAATCTGTCTATCGATTTGACATTGTTGGACATCCCGACAAAAACCGGCAAAAAGGCGTATGGCTCCGCAGCGTTAAGCGGTATTGATTACGCAACGGCAGGCGCAAGCATTTCATCAGAAGCTGATGGAACGACTCATGCGTCAGGAATTTGGTTTGCTGAAACTAGCGATGCTGCGGCTGTCTCGTATGTGCCCATCAGTGGTGTCGGTGCAAACGATGTGATTGCGTTTTCGATCACTTACGAATACTGAACATAGACTATGGCCGACACCAAAATTTCTGCTCTTACTGCCGCAACAACGCCTGTTGCGGGCACGGAAGTTTTGCCTATTGTTCAAAGCAGTACCACCAAACAGGTCAGTATCGCCAACTTAACTGCTGGTCGTGCAGTAGGTGGATTAAGTTGGCAATCAACTAGCGCAGGTGGCAGTGTTGCAACACTTCTTGGCTCCAGTTTAACAATCACCCATGCTGGCGGTTCTACATCTTTTGCAACTTTTAATCAGTTTCCTGGTTGGGCGGGCGTTTTAACCATAACATCAAGCGCCACTGAATTTGGTATAAATAGCAGTTTGCCGTTTGTGCTCCGCAACGGTAGCGGCTCATCTAGATTATCAGTAGATTCCACTACCGCTAATGTTACGCTTACTCAAGGCAACCTGATTCAAGGCACAGCCGCCAAAGGCATCAACTTCACTGCCAACAGCGCCGCAGCGGGAATGACCAGCCAGTTGCTAAACTGGTACGAGCAAGGTACTTGGACACCTACTGCAACAGCACAAACAGGAACAATTACGGCATACACATCATCTGGAAAATATGTACGGATTGGGCGTTTAGTGAATGTTTTTGGTGAAATTGTTATTACAACCGCAGGCACAGCAGCAGGAAGATTGAATTTTGGTTCTTTGCCTTATGCAACGGACGGGAATCAATACGCAGGTGTTGCAAGAGAACGCGCAGGAACTGGAAACATTTATTTCACTGCGACAGATGCTACTGCTGGCGCAACGGGCGGGCGTATTCAATCATCAACCAATGGCGCTATTGATTGGACAGGTGGCAACACTTACGTCTTTACATTTTCATACGAGGTTTAACCATGGCACTTACAAAAGTCAGTTACAGCATGATTCAGGGGGAGCCATTGAATGTGTTGGACTATGGTGCATCTCCTTCTGCGTCAGCTTCCGTAAATACGGCAGCTATTCAATCGGCGTTAAATGATGCGCTTACGTTAAAACGTGCTGTTTATGTGCCAGCAGGGGTGTATGAACTAAACGGCACGCTGACCTATCCGGGTAAAAATGTTTGTATGTATGGTGAAGGTGAGCCTTTTGGTTATGCCAACTATGCAACGCCATCAAACGGTTACACGCCAACTACGTTTAAATGGACAAGCGCTGTCGCTAACGGTATTGTTATGAATACCACGGCCAATCAGTACGATGCGGTCATTCTTAAAGCTATCACTTTAGATGGCGGAAATTTGGTTGATGTTGGTATTACGGCAACATTTAACGCTGTAATTTATTGCGTTAAGGTAATTCGCACGTTGCAACAGGGTATTCTTTTGGATAACTATGTCAATCAGTTAATCCTAGAACGTACAACGGTTACAGATAATCGAGGCAATGGATTGAAAGTTGAAGGCCCAAATTCAACTATTTTTCATGCACTTAACTGCAACTTTAGCGTCAATGACAAGGCTGGCGTGTATCTTGAAGGTGGTGATCGTGGACACTTTCAAAATTGCGTCATGGAATCTAATCAGCGCGAAGGCATCAGCATTTATCAGCCAACGGCAACTGGTCAAGGACTTGGGCAAATTCTTTTTGAAAACTGCTGGCTGGAAGCCAACAACACCGAGGCTGGATACAATTACAGCGTTGTAATTGATGGCGCTTCTGGTTGCGATCCGTACAAGTTGACGTTTAGCCAATGTAATATTTTGTCGCCAGATGTTGCTCCAAAAAACATCATCAATATTGCCCGTGGTTATCGCATTCTGTTTGACAGAACAACAATCGGGGGCGGTGATCCTGCGTTGAATGTTTACGAAAAAGTTATTATTGCAAACCCCGGCATTGAAGTAACTTTTAACGATTGTGCTGGTCTTTCTCAAGCACCTACAAACGGCACATTTATTGTCGATGGGCAATTTGAAAATGCGGCGGGGTATTTTTCAAAATCAAATAGCGGCATATCTAATGTTTTAACAATCGCAAACACCGCGACTGATAACACAACTACAAAAGCCGTTGCCTTAAAATTTGAAGGTGCTAACACTTCTGGAACTGCTAAACCCGCTGGCCGTTTTTATTTTCAAGGAACCGCTGGCGCTTTTGACAATAGCTTTTTAGTTATTTCTGTTGCCAATACTGGTGCATTAGCTGACGCTTTGTATTGCGATCAAAACGGAAAGTTTTATCCTGCGGCTGATAACACTCAATCTTTGGGTACAGCGTCGAACAGATGGTCTGTGGTATACGCAGGTACAGGAACCATCAATACGTCTGATGCTAACGAAAAACAACAAATCAGATCGTTGACCGACGTCGAGAAAGCGGTAGCTGTAAAGTTGAAAAGCGCAATCCGCGCGTTCAAATTTAACGATGCTGTTGCAGAAAAAAGCGAGCAAGCACGGATTCATTTTGGCGTAATTGCTCAAGATGTAAAAGCAGCGTTTGAATCTGAAGGTTTATCGCCAGATGCTTATGGGGTGTTTTGTTTTGACCAATGGGATGAACAGCCCGAAGTAAAAGATGAAGAAGGCAATACTGTTAGCGCTTATCGCGCTGCTGGAAGTCGATACGGCGTAAGATACGAAGAGCTTTTTGCGTTCATCATCGCAGCAATCTAAATCTTGACACCCAGCCCACTGGGTGTAAGATAAAACCTGTACTGGCCCAGTTGACCAGGGATTCTAAAGAATCGACAAAATGACTGAAGAAGTCCAACAAGCCTTAGCGGAAGTAGACTCCGCGCCAGCAACCGAGGTGACGGCCACCACGGATATTGCACAAAATGCGCCGGAAGTAGCTGAGAATCAGCCCGAGCAACAACCTGCGACGAAGACATTCACCCAGGAAGAACTCGATGCTGCCATCGGCAAGCGCCTCGCAAGAGAACAGCGCAAATGGGAACGGGAGCAGCAAGCACGGTTGGCAGAAGTGCAAACCGCGCAGTCGATGCCCAAAGGCGATCTGGATCGCAGTGCTTTTGAGTCTGACGACGCCTATGCTGACGCATTGGCCGAGCGCAAGGCCCATCAGCTTCTCGAGATTCGTGAACGCCAGAAGCAACAGGCTGCGACGCAAGCCGCGTATCAAGAACGTGAAGAAGCCGCACGGGACAAGTACGATGACTTTGAACAAGTCGCCTACAACCCCAGCGTCAGAATCACCGACTCGATGGCCGAAGCGATTCAGGCTTCTGAAATTGGACCCGATCTGGCCTACTGGTTTGGATCGAATCCGAAAGAAGCGGACCGCATTTCTCGTTTGTCCCCTATTTTGCAGGCAAGAGAGATCGGGAAAATTGAGGCCAAACTTGGCAGCAACCCCGTTGTCAAACCCACAACGTCTGCGCCAGCACCTATCACACCTGTAACAGCACGAACCAGCGGTAACCCGTCCTACGACACAACTGACCCTCGCTCTGTGAAGGCCATGAGTACGTCGGAATGGATTGAAGCTGAACGCGCCCGCCAGTTGCGGAAGATGCAAGCACAGATGAACCGCTAAAACTTTGAAAGGACTCGCATCATGGCGAATAGTATTCTTACCATTGACATGATCACCCGAAAGGCTCTCGAAATCCTCGAGAACAATCTGGTGCTCACCCGCAACGTGAACCGTCAGTACGACGACAGCTTCGCTGTCGAAGGTGCCAAGATTGGTTCGACCCTCCGTATCCGTTTGCCCGACCGCGCTTTGGTGACTGACGGTGCCGCTCTGCAAGTTCAGGACGACAACGAACAGTACACCACTCTGACTGTTTCCAGCCAGAAGCACATCGGCGTGAACTTCACCTCTGCTGAATTGACCATGCAATTGGACGACTTCGCAGAGCGTGTGTTGAAGCCTCGTATCAGCCAGTTGGCATCGTCCATCGACGCTGATGTGGCAAACAGCTTCAAGAGCATCTATCAGTCCGTGGGCACCCCCGGCACGACTCCCGCTACTTCTTTGGTTCTGTTGCAAGCGCAGCAGAAACTGAACGAAGCCGCTGCTGTCATGTCGCCCCGTTATGCCACCGTCAACCCTGCCGCTAACGCTGGTTTGGTCGAAGGCATGAAAGGTCTGTTCAACCCCACCGACACCATCAGCCGCCAGTTCAAGAACGGCATGATGGGCATGGGCGTGTTGGGCTTTGACGAGATCAACATGTCTCAGTCGATCAAGCAGCACACCACTGGCTCGTGGGGCACTGGCATCACTGTGACCAGTACCGTGTCTACCCAAGGTTCTACGACCCTGGGCATCAGCTTCACCGGCTCCAGCAAAACCTGGAACGTGGGCGATGTGTTTACCGTGGCCGGTGTGTACGCAGTGAACCCGCAGACCCGCGAGTCCACCGGTTCGCTCCAGCAGTTCGTGGTGACCGCTGCCGCTTCTGGCTCGTCCACCGCTACGCTGACTGTCAGCCCCGCGATGTACACCGCTGATCAAGCCCTGGCTACCATCGACGCATTCCCACAGGCTTCTGCCGTCGTGACCATGCTCGGTTCTTCTGCCAGCGCCTATGCTCAGAACTTGGTCTACCACAAGGACGCAATCACGTTTGCTACGGCTGACTTGTTGCTGCCCCAGGGTGTCGATATGGCCGCTCGCGCTGTCCACAACGGCATCTCCATGCGTGTGGTTCGCCAGTACGATATCAACAACGACCGGATGCCTTGCCGTATTGACGTTCTGTACGGTTACAGCGTCATTCGTCCGCAAATGGCTTGCCGTTTGTGGGGCTGATCTGAAACGGGGCTTCGGCCCCTTTCAACGTCTTAATTTTGAAAGGAATTTATCATGGCTCTCCCTAATGGTTCTGGCGGCTATCAACTCGGTGATGGCAACCTTAATGAAGCATCGTTCCGGGTCATTCCGGCTCCCGCAACCGCAACCGCTACGGCCACTTTGACCGCCGCGCAAGTGCTGTCCAACATTCTGCTGGGTTCGCCTGGTACGTCTGCTGCCAGCTACACGTTGCCCACCGTGGCCGATCTTGAAGCTGCACTGCCCTCGGCTACCAAAGCTGGCGTGTCGTTTGATCTGTCGGTTGTCAACGTGGACGGTTCTAGTTCTGGCGTGATTACGCTGGTTGCTGGCACCGGCTGGACGTTGGTTGGTCTGATGACCGTCGTGGCTACCGCTGGTACCGCCCAATTGTTCCGCGCCCGTAAAACCGGCGACGGTGCTTGGTCGCTGTATCGCGTTGCTTAAATTTAATGGGGGCTTCGGCCCCTATTTTGAAAGGACGCATCATGGCAAACAATAAACCCGTCGGTGTTGCGTACTCCGATCCTGCGCTGACCGCGTTTTATTTGAACGCACCTGTGACTAAAACTGCTAGTTTTAGCCTCGGTGATTCAGACAACTACGTGGTGTGCAACGGCTCTGCTGCCAATGTCTCTGTGACGTTGCCCAGCGGTTCCGACTACATCGGTCGTACCGTCACTTTGAAAAACCTGTCCGGCACTTACACAGTGATCTCGGCTTCGTCCAACGTCAAACCGTTGGCCTCTGCTACCGCAGGCACAGCCATTCTGGCTGCTACTGCTGGCAAGTGGGCCACTCTGGTTTGTGAAGATGGCACGAACTGGGTCATCATGGCTGCTGGCTAAAACCAAACGGGGCTTCGGCCCCGTTTCTTAACATGCCCATAATCTACCTCGAACACCCGGTTCACGGCACCAAGGTCGCCTCGCTCGACATGGAAGCCGAAGCAGATGAACAAAACGGCTGGACACGCTACAATCCTGACACGCCTTCGACTGTCGAAGAAGTGGCCTCGGAAGCCGATGTGGCTCCGATTGCGCGGCGCGGTCGCCGCAAGAAAGCCGAGGAATCGGTAGAAACCCCAGTGCCCGACTTTTTGGCACCGCAGACAGACGAAGGAGAGTGACATGGCTACCTACACCGCAGGCGAACAGATCAATCGAGCGTTGCGGCTGCTAGGTGTGCTGGCCGAAGGTGAAACGCCTTCCGCAGCCGTGTCTCAAGACTGCCTGATGGCGCTCAATCAGATGATTGAGTCATGGAACACTGAGCGCCTGTCCGTCTTCTCAACCATCGACCAAATTTGCAACTGGCCGGTTGACCAGATCAACGCAACCCTTGGCCCCACCGGATCGCTGGTGCGCTTGAATGGTACTGCCGAGCGCCCTATTCTGGTTGACGATGCCACCTATTTCCGTGATCCGCAGACCAATGTGTCCTACGGCATCAAGCTGATCAATCAGCAACAGTACGACGGCATCGCGGTCAAGACCGTGACATCCACGTACCCCCAAGTCATGTTCGTCAACATGACCTATCCCGACATCGACATTTACATCTATCCGCGCCCCACGCGCCTGCTGGAGTTCCACTTCATCAGTGTGCAACAGTTGGATCAGCCTGCAAACCTATCCACGCAGATTCTGTTCCCTCCGGGTTACCTGCGAGCGTTTGCCTATAACCTTGCAATGGAGATCGCGCCCGAGTTTGGCGTAGAGCCATCGCCCCAGGTGCAGCGCATCGCTATGACCAGCAAACGTGACCTCAAGCGCATCAACAACCCTGACGATGTGATGTCGATGCCGTACTCGCTGATCGCAACGCGCCAGCGCTTCAACGTCTATGCGGGTAACTACTAATGAAGACCCCGATCCTTGGCTCGACGTATGTGACTCGCAGCGTCAACGCTGCGGATGCCCGCATGATCAATCTTTTCCCCGAGGTCATTCCCGAGGGTGGTAAAGAGCCTGCGTACTTGCAACGTTGCCCAGGACTGCTGAACCTTGCCACCGTTGGTGACGGACCGATCCGAGGGCTGTGGGCCTTCTCGTCCGACAACACCGTGGCGTTTGTTGTCTCGGGCAACAGCCTGTACAAAATCAACACCAGTTACAGTGCCACGCTGCTGGGCACGATTGCAGGCACTGGACCAGTCAGCATGGCCGACAACGGCACCCAGTTGTTCGTTGCTGCCAACGGCCCTGGCTACATCTACAACAACACGACCAACGTGTTCTCGCAGATCACCGACCCAGACTATCCTGGTGCGGTGAGCGTGGGCTATCTGGACGGCTACTTTGTGTTCAACGAACCGAACAGCCAGAAAATCTGGATCACCAGCCTGCTTGACGGTTTGTCGGTTGACCCACTCGACTTTGCCAGCGCCGAGGGTTCTCCTGACGGCGTGGTAGGTTTGATCATTGACCACCGCGAGGTTTGGGTCTACGGCACAAACAGCGTCGAGGTTTGGTACGACGCAGGCACTCAAGACTTCCCGCTCCAACGCATCCAGGGTGCGTTCAACGAGATCGGCTGCATTTCGGCCTACACGATTGCCAAGATGGACAACGGCATCTTCTGGCTGGGCGCTGACGCTCGAGGCCAGGGTATTGTCTACCGCGCCAACGGCTACACGGGCCAGCGCATCAGCACCCACGCTGTCGAGTGGCATATTCAGCAGTACGGCAATCTGACCGACTCGCTGGCCTACACCTACCAGCAAGACGGCCATAGTTTCTACGTGCTCATTTTCCCCAGCGCCAACACGACCTGGGTGTACGACGTTGCCACTGGCGCGTGGCATGAGCGGGCAGGCTGGAACAATGGCTCGTTTACGCGCCACCGCAGCAACTGCCAGATGGCGTTCAACAACAAGATCATCGTGGGCGACTACGAGAACGGCAACATCTATTCGTTCGACCTTGACACCTATGCCGACAACGGCCAAATTCAAAAGTGGCTGCGTACATGGCGGGCGTTGCCGACAGGTCAAAACAACCTCAAGCGCACCGCGCACCACAGCCTCCAGATCGATCTGGAGTCGGGTGTTGGCCTGAACCTTGGGCAAGGCAGTGACCCCGAACTGATGCTGCGCTGGTCAGACGATGGCGGTCATACGTGGTCCAACGAACATACGGCATCAATTGGCAAGATCGGCCAGTATTACCGCCGTGTGTTTTACCGTCGTCTTGGCATGACCATGAAACTGCGCGACAGGGTGTACGAGTTGTCAATGACCGATCCCGTGAAGACTGCAATCATGGGTGCTGAACTGATCATCAGTCCGACCAATGCTTAACGATGGCAACCGTCGATCTAACCAACATCACACCTCCCAGGGTTCCGCTAACGGATGCGCGAACTGGGTTGATCTCGCGTGAGTGGTATCGGTTTTTCCTAAACTTGTTTCAGTTGGTCGGCGGTGGTCAAAACACTACATCGCTGACTGACTTGCAACTTGGGCCTCCCACGCCTCAGCAAGAAGACCTGACCGACATCATCATCGACATCAACGGGTTGCAAACTCAACCCGCACCCGGTACATCCGAGTTGCAAGCCGCGCTCGATGCTGTGCGCCAGGAATTGCAAACCCTGCGCCAGCCTGAACTGGGTAGCATGGCCCCGCTTGAGCAGGACAATGTGCCCTGGCTCACGTTCAACACAGCCCCATCGCCCGTACCCACTGCTGTGGGTAGCATGTACTGGGACGGCGGCACAACGATGGGTATTCAGGCCACGACCAGCGTTTTAATTCGGGTTGGTGAAGCTGAGTACGTTTACGCCAAAGCGTCGTCAGCCATCACCAAAGGGCAACTCTGCTATCACACGGGTGCAGTGGGTGCGTCTGGTGTGATTACCGTGGCCCCTACGCCGCTGGCATTGGCTGATCCTAATCAGATTGTCGGTGTGGCCGCTGAGACAATCGCGCTCAACGGATTTGGTCTGATCCAGATCAGCGGCGACCTCCGAGGCTTCAACACCACTGGTAGCAGCGTCGGTGAGACATGGGCTGACGGCGACCCGCTGTATTACAACCCAGCGTACGTTGGCAGTTTTACAAAAACAAAACCGTCGGCACCCAATCAAAAAACCTATGTTGGTGAGGTAACAAACGCGGGGTCCGGCAGTTCTGGATCAATAAACATTCGCATCGTACCTGGGTCTGTTTTGGGTGGCACTGACAGCAACGTGCAATTCACCTCGCTGGCAAACAATGATCTGATTCAATACGACAGTGCTTTGGGATATTGGAAAAACGTCACCCCTGCGTCGGTAATCTCAGGCGCTGGTGGCGCACCGGTCACCAAGACAGCCAACTTCTCGGTGGCTGCTGGGGAAACCTGGCTGATCAACAACAAGTCGGGATCGTCCTGCACCGTGACGCTGCCGACAGCCAGCGCCAACAGCGGACGGACGCTGCATTTCCAGAACTATCAGGCTCAAACCCTTGTGTCAGCATCCAGCAACGTGGTGCCCCTTGCCGGGGGCGCGGCAACCACGGCCATCCTGGCCGCTGTGGCCGGTGCAAACGCAACCCTTGTGTCTGATGGCACAAACTGGATAATGACGCAATACACCTCGAACAACGCCCTACTTTTGGAGTGATGACATGACAGTCACCGTCAAGAATATAGTTCCGGCCAAAACGGTCGAGAACACCCAAACCACCCAGTACACCGCGACTGGCGTGACGACCATCATCGACAAGTTCACCGCGACGAACTACAACACTGCCGCTGCCACAATCAGCGTCAACCTCGTCACGGTGACCGGATCGGCTGGCAACCAGAACTTGATCACCAAGACCAAGACGCTCCAGCCTGCCGAGGTCTACACGTTCCCCGAACTGGTGGGTCAGGTGCTCAACCCTGGCGACTTCATTTCCACGATTGCTGGCACCGCATCGGCCATCAACATGCGAGTCAGCGGACGCGAGGTGACTTAATGCGAATTACTTACGGCAAAGGGTTTGAGATAGCGCCGCCCGAGATGATGCGGCAAAAAGTGGATGCGTTGCAGGATGAACTGTCAAAGCTGCCACAATACGAACCTGAAACGAAACACTACTTTCACGGTGGTATGTACTGCCGTGAGGTGTTTCGGCATGCCGGAGTGCTGGTTGTTGGAGCAGTCCACAAAAAGGAACACTTCTACCTCATCGTGTCGGGAACCGTGGCAATCACGGACGGCGAGGGTAATGTGCAAGAGGTCACCGGGCCTCATCTTTTCCAAAGTAAACCCGGGACAAAGCGGGCGGTGTACGCAATAACCGATACGCTTTGCATGACATTTCACGCAATCGAGGCGACAACTGTCGAGGAAGCTGAGGCCGAACTGGTTGAGGCAGACCCTGATTCGATGTACAGTCTCGGTAATCAGGTTAAACACAAAGAAATCGAGGTGCAGCCATGACTTTTTGGGTTGCTGGTGCCGTCGTAGGCAGTTCTCTAATTGGGGCAAGCGCTTCTAGAAGTGCTGCCGGTACGCAAGCCGCTGCTGCCGAACAAGGCACTGCCGCGCAGGAGCGCATGTTTGAACGACAAGTTCAACTGCAAGAACCTTGGCGCAAGGCTGGCGAAGCTGCACTTAACAAACTGATTCCTCTTACGGACTATCAGAAATTCGGCATGTCTCAGTTCCAGGCCGATCCTGGTTACGCATTCCGTTTGTCCGAAGGCCAAAAAGCACTCGAGCGTTCGGCTGCTGCTCGAGGTGGTTTGCTGTCGGGTGCAACGGGTAAAGCGTTAACTCGATATGGTCAGGAAATGGGTTCGCAAGAATACCAAAACGCGTTCAATCGATATCAGGCTGAACGTGCTGCTCAGTTGCAACCGCTTCAATCATTGGCAGGTGTTGGTCAAACATCGGCCAACACATTGACAAATGCTGCGGGCCAATTGGGTTCAAACATCGCCGAAGGTATCGGATCAGCCGCAGCGGCCCGCGCTTCGGGTTATGTGGGCGGCGCAAACGCGTTGACGAGCGGATTGGGTACGTATTTGAATTATTCGCAAGGTCAGAATATGCTGGCCGCGTTGCGAGGTGGTGGTGGTGGAGTTGGAATACCAACTGGGTACACGCCCACGACTGATTATTCGTTTACGCCCGACTACTCGTTTGGTGGCGCTCGTTTGGGTGGTGGAGGTTAAAAATGCCAATCAATCCCGCAATCGCACTTGGCGTTCAACCGCTTCAACTTGCCGACCCATTGGCTCAGTACGGCAAGATTGCCAGCATTCAAAGCGCTCAAAATCAAAACGCATTGGCTCAGTATCAACTGGGTGCAGCGCAACGCGAAGAAGCCGCTCAAAACGCGCTGAGTGAAGCCTACAAGGCCGCATACAACCCTGAAACGGGTGCGTATGACATGAACAAACTGCGTGGCGCTGTGATTAGCGGCGGCGCAGGCGCACGTTTGCCCGACATCGAAAAGAAACTAGGTGAACTGCGTACTCAGCAATTAACTCAGCAAAAAACTGAGACTGAACTGGTTGACTCCAAACTCAAGCAATCGCGTCAGTTTTTGGAAAACATCAACCCCGCTGACCCAAACGCGCCTCAGCAATACATCGCATGGCACGAGGCAAACCACCGTGATCCGATTCTTGGTCCGTTGCTTGCCAAGCGCGGTGTTACAGCCGATCAATCCCGCGCACGAATTGCACAGGCAATTCAACAAGGCCCAGACGCTTTTGCTGAGTTGTTGAACCAGTCAAAGTTGGGTACTGAAAAATTCATGGAGTTGAACAAACCCACTGTGTCCACGCGCAACTTGGGTGCAACGACCGAAACAAGCCTGATCTCGCCGTTGACTGGCAAAGTGCAAAAGATTGCCACGGAAGCCAACACAATTGCTCCGGCAGACGCACAACGCATCAAGCAAGAAGGCCAGCGTATCGGCCTCGAAAGTCGTCGTGTTGCTGTGCTCGAGGAAAACCAACGCCGCGATGCCGACCCAGCGTTCCAGCAACGCATGGCTGGCGCAAAGGCCGTTGGCGAGGCGATTGCCAAGGGCGATGTGGCTGCACAACAGGCATTGCCAAAGATCATCACTCGCGCCGAAGATGGCCTGCGCTTGATCGACGAGATGATCGGCAAACAAGAAGTGCGCGACAAGAATGGCAAGGTCATTCAAGCCGCGACAAAGCCGCACCCTGGTTTCGAGAACGCCGTGGGCACCACTTGGCTACCAGGTATTCGGTTTGTTCCTGGCACCGATGCCGCCGACTTTATGTCGCGCTTTGACCAGATCAAAGGCTCATCGTTCCTTGAAGCGTTTGAATCGCTCAAGGGTGGCGGTGCGATCACGGAAAAAGAAGGCGCAAAAGCTACCGATGCAATCAACCGCATGTCCACTTCGCAAAGCGAAAAAGAGTTCATGGCTGCTGCCCGCGATCTGCAAGAAGTGGTTCGTAAAGGTGTGGCAAACGCACAAGCCCGTGCTTCTCGCTCAGGCGGCGCTCCTGGTGCTGCTCCCGCTGCCGCTGGTGGTGTCAAATTCTTAGGA